TTTAACAAAGTTAGACAATTTATCCTAAAATACCGACACCTCAAATTTTAGCTTGGTTAAGTGTGTAAACACGGCATATCTACAAGCATCCATCAAGTCATCATTTGCCTTTACTGGTTCTTCTATTACATTATCGTTTTTATCCTTTTTCCATTTGTAAGACATAAACTCCCTTCTAAGGTTTTTGCTATTGTAGTGCAAGTTTATAGGATAAGACTTCATCTTTACTATTCCTGCCCATACATCTTTCTGTGCTGGTTTAATGTTAAACCCTTGTCTGTATAATTCCTCAATAGACTTAGGCTCGGCAGCATCCGCATAGATAGTTGCTCTTTCAGGTAGCTTTTCTTTAATCAACCTTGATAAATCACTAAGAGTAAGTCCGCTTTGATAAACTATTTCCTCAAAGTAGTTCTGTCCTTCGTGATGCGTAACCTTTATAAGTGCAGCAGGGTGAACATAACCAAAGTCCAATCCATAAAACACATCTCCATCAGGCGCTTCATCGTATTGTTTCCATTGAGTATAAATGATTTCTTTTGCCGACCCTCGTTCTCCTAAGCCATAAACTTTCCACATAAAGTCATCAGGCAAATCTTTGTATTGCTCAATGTTTCTTATTTGGCTATCGCTTAGGTTAGTTATGTTATTTAAGTAGGTAGAATGTATGCGCTTGTTCTTTGGGTTATCAGCTACCTCATAAACCCAAGAAATAAAGTCAGCAGGATTCCAGTCTAAGAATGATTGTCCTGTTGTTCTTATCAATAGCTGGTCAAATAAAGCCTTACTAATAAGGTTTGCCTCGTTTACAAATAGTATATCCCTTGCTGGTCCTTTTGCTTTGTCAGGGTCTTCTAATCCAAATAACTCAATATATGATCCGTTCTTAAACGTATAAATAAAATCGGTATATCGGAAATCTTTTTCATCCCAAATGTTCCATTGCTCAAGTATATTTTTAAAATCCCTATAAACTCCACGCTTAATATGTGGGAGTGAGTGCGATACCATTGAAATCCTTGTATTAGGATTGCTTATTGCAATATGTATTAGCAACTGAACAACAGAATAGCTTTTACTTGATCTTGACCCACCTTCATTGCATATTATAGGATAACCTTCCTCGTATGCCTTTTTATTGGCATAAAAGACGGGTGTAGCCTTAATCTTTAATTGGTTGACAATCTGCATCTGGTTCTATTGTGATTTGCACATTACCCTTTATGTCAGCGGTGATGTCGGTTGTTTGTTTTGGTCTGCCCTCTAATCTATCTAATAGTATTTCGTATGCCTTTAAATCGCCTTTCCTCGCCTTTGCAATGATCTGCATATCTAACTGCTCCGCTATTGTAAACTCCTCATCTTCGCCTGTTACTGGGTTGCGCACCTTAGTAACCAACTCCAATAAACGTAAAAGTCTTGTCTTGCTATTAGGAACGCCTTTAGGTCTGCCGTTAGGGTTTCCGCTTACCCCTTTTTCAAATTGTGTATTTGTATTTGGAAATGCCATAAGTTACCTGTTTTTTACCTGTATTACAAAATTACCCCATTCTTCTTGATTATCAAGGTCGGGTCAAGTTTTTTCATCCTATCTACAATCACTTGGCAGTATTTTGGGTCAAACTCTATTCCATAACAAATCCTATTTAATTGATGTGAAGTTACCATTGTAGTTCCAGAACCAAGATAAGCATCTAAAACTAACTTTACTTGATTCTTTGAATGTCTATCTGCATATTCAAAACACCAAGACATTATCTCAACTGGTTTTTGTGTTGGATGATTCTTTTCTTCTCTATTTGCCTTTGCTCTCGCATATTCTTTTATTCTTAAAGCATTGTTAAAAGAAGTCCAAGCCATTTCTCCGTCTGCTAAACTAAATCCTCTTTGACCTTTATCCCAAATTAACCATCCCATTGTTGGAGGCAAATCATCCGTAAAGTAATTACCTCCCCATATTATTTGATTTTCAGTTATTTGACATAGGTATTGTAAAACACCGCTATTTGGTTTTGATTTATCCCATTCTGGATTACCAAAGTTTCTCCATCCGTGTTTATTAGTCTTTTCAGTAAACTCATCTCCTTTAACAAGTTGATTACCATAATCTATTCCATAAGGTGGATCAGTTAGTAAAAGTTCTGGCTTTTTACCTTGCAAAAGTTTATCTAAGTTATTTGTATCTGTACTATCCCCACAAAGTAACCTGTGTTCGCCTATCTCAAATAAATCTCCTAATACTATGTCCGTTTCTATTCCGCCTTCTGGCGCACTAAATCCATCTTCTTCTGCTTCTAATACGTTTGCATCAAAGTTTGGTATATCAAGACCCCATTCAGTAAGTAATTGTTCATCCCAATTATTTGCTAAGTCATCCCAATCCCATTCTCCGTAACCTACGTTATCCTTTACAATAAACTCTTTCTTTTGTTCCTCAGTTAGTTCTTTAGCTTGTTTTACTGGTACATCCTTAAGTCCAGCTTCAATACAAGCCTTTAGACGCATATTACCACCTAAAACAATATTGTTCTCATCTATGACAATAGGTCTAAGTTCAAGCATCTGTGGGAAATCTTGGATTGACTTAACCAGCTTTTTAAACTTGTCATCCTTAATAATTCTTGGGTTGCTTGGGTTAGGTTTGATTTCGTTGATGTTCATTATCGGTTTTTTGTTGGTGTTCGTATTGATGGCATCTGTATAATTGGTTTCTTTTTAATTTGCTCAAAACCTACCATATTGCCACACTTATTGCACTTAAATTGAATCTCTTTTAGTTCATTCTCCCAAGCATAGCCTTCTACTATTGACTTGCACTTACACGTGTAAACTCTTTTGCTTAAAGTATTTTTCATCGCCCTTGTCTTTGATATGGTTTAACTGGCTTGTCTTTTGGACCAGATGTCTTTTTGTATTTTCCTGTTTTTCTTCGCCCAAAACTTACTTTGTTTCCGTTACTAACTTTCGCCATATTTATTTATTAAGTCTGCTAAATAATCAAATGCTTGTTCTTGGGTTTCGCCAAATACATAATGCGTAGTGCCATCTATTACAAAAGAAAAACAAGGGTAACCAGCGATTACCTCCTCTTTGCACGTTTCAAATATGTTACTTGTATCTATCAATTAGTTCTATTAATTCATTTCTTTGCCATTTCTTTATCCTATTGTTAACCGCCTCAAACTCCAACTCTTTCACCGCCTTTTCACCTATCCTTTCTACAAGTCCTATTCGGTACATTGCTTGGTTGCCGTGTTTATACATATTGCATCCAGCACATTGTAAATGGATATTCCATTCGTTAAACCTTAAAGCAGAATACCCTTTAACAGTAAAGTAGTGTCCTGCTTGATTACCATTGTAGCTTCCGCAACTTATACAAGGTAAACCTTCATCTCGTTTCCTTATGTATGCATTAACTACCTTCTGGGTCTTTTCTAACAACTTGGGTAAAGGTATCAATGGCATTATGCAAAATTAGGGTTACTTTTTCAATCTAACAACACATAATCTTTCATTATGTTTATATCGTTTCTTGTTAATTGGGTTCATATAAATCATAATAGTTTTATAGTCAGTACCTAAAAACCTTATTGCCTTAGCTATTGATCTAAACCATATCTCCTCTTTTGTATCTAAATAAATCAATTTTACTTCAATGTTGTTGTCTATTCCTGTCATTAATCAATCGTTTTAATTCAAAGTATAAATGTGCCGTTAAATAAATAATACAAGCAAGTGGAACACTAATCAGCGTAAACTTTAGCAATTCATAAATAAATGTTAATTGTTTCATAGTTGGTTTTGTAAATATAGGTACAAAGAATATCTTTTGCACTCATTTTTAATTAAAGTTTCATCCATTAATCTTTCTAATTCTTTCTCGGATTTAGCGTTAACCTTGTAGTAAGCAATAACCTTAGCTTTTATCTTTTCAGCCTTATCCTTAGATAGATTGGTAGTGTTTAAATCTTTACGCTTCCATAGTATATCAAAAGCCATCGTATTGAGTAGCTTCCAGTCCTTTTTTGCCGACTTATCCCAATTTTGGTACAATGCTTCAATTACTTCATCATCATTGATTTTTGGTATATCTACTGGCGGTGGCTCGGTATGTGTCTTGTTTCTTACTTGAACTGCTATTGGTTTGTAAGCTGCCATCACATCCCCAAAGAATTTAGGGTTAAAAGTAATCGCTTTGTCAACTGATAATTTCCCCATTGCGTAAAGTTCAAAAGCTACTCCCAGTTCTTTTAGTTTATAGTTACAATAGTTCTTTATAACAAATTCGCATAAAAACTGAAACAACTCTATCGTTGGGGTTTGGCATCCGCTCAAAGCAATACAGGTCTTTAAATGTTCTTTTACCTCAATATGGGAACATCTGCCTACGCTCATTGTTTCTAAAGCACTATAAACTTTTAATTCATCAGGCTCAAGTCTATTATAAATTTCTAAGTGCAATAGCTTCTCGCTCTGCGTAAGAGAGTTTACTATTGTTGCTAATTCCTGTTGCATTTGGTTTATAGTTTATATGAACAAATTTTCCTTCCTTTAAATCTCTTGCCATCCAATTTTTTGCGGTGGCAATCCAATTTAATTTCTTTTCCCCATTTGAATCTGACCAATTTTTAATTACTTCGTGATAGTATGTAAAATTAGCTTCTTCATACTGACTTCCAATAAAAGCTGCCCTAAATTTATTTATATCTAAAAATTCTGTTTCACTAAATAGCGTTTGCCTACTAACCTTTAGTTTACTTTCTTTTACTTTACTTTCCTTTTCTTTCCTTTCCTTTGCATTGCCCTCCCCAATGGCATCGCCAATAGCCCCCCCATTTTTCCATCTATTTGCAGCACCTAATTTGCCTTTTTCGCTTAGATTTTGCCTTAAAGCTAAATGATTTTGTAATCTTTCCGAATAAAATTCTCCAGACTCTATTGTGAATAAATCAAAATTGTGTACTACTCCATTAACCTTTACATCGGTTGTTTGCATCTGCATAGCTAAAACAGGAATCAACTCTAATGGTAATCTACCTCCTGCATTTGCTAATTGTTCAATCATAAACCAATAAATACCGTACCCCTCCATACCAAGTTGATGCCTTAAAAACAGAATCTTGGTATCATTAGCCGAATTGTAATCGTGGCTAAAATAATAACTGTTACTTTTCATAAATAAAATAGCCCGCAGATTTGCTGGTAGTACGAGTACCAACGCCTCCTTGGGCAAAAAGTTTTAGATTAGAATCTCGTACATTCTATTGCAAATATAATCAATTAACCGAATACTGTGCTACTTGTTTCTTATTTTTTAGCTTAACAATGGTAGTTTTTATGTTCATACCATCGTTTCTAAGGTCAGCTATTCGTGCTGCTAATCTAAAGCATCCGAACTTGTTAAGTGCATCAATAGGGGTTAATTTTCTACCTTTATTTAGGTAGTTTGCGATTTGTGTTGTTTGGCTCATAGTTGTAGGTTTTAAATTTGCGCTTTACGTTATCGCCCAACGAGGGGTTGTTTTAGAATGGTAAATCGTCTTCGCTTTCTTGTTGGTTTACGGCAAATTCCTTCTTACCTGTTGGCGCGTTATAAGAAACTTGCTTACCTCTGCCGCAATAGTTTTTCTTAGCCTTTTCTGCTCTTTCCTCTTGGCTTTGGTTGTTCCATACTGTGTGTGTGTTTCCTTTTTCGTCTGGTTCTTTTAAGAAGTCGGTAGCAATATTTGCGTAGTTTTTTCCGTTCTTAGCTTCTTTCCAGTTGATGTCTTCTTTGCAAATGTTTAATACAATCATTGTTTTTAGTTTAATGTTTATTTAATTGTTCTTGTTCTAATGCTATTTCATTTTGTCTATCCTGTTCTAATTCTTCCTCGTCTTCTTCTTCTTCTTCCCAATCGCAATGTTCTAAACAATCAGGGCAAATGTCTATTTCCTCCATTGTGGTATGCGCTCCGCAGCAAGTTGAATATGGCATAGTTAATCGTTTAAATAGTTTTCAAATACCTCAAATTTATCAGCTAACATTTGATAAGGAATGTAATCCCTTTTAGGTTGCTCTAATAACTCTGGGAAGTGTAATTGTTTATGTAATTTAAGTTTGTACTTAGCTGCGTTTAATTGATTAATCATTTCGCTTGCGTTTTGAGGATAGCTTGTATCTACTTTGTAATTCCAAAACTTAACCTCCTCTCTTAA